CTATTTCTCTTCCGACTATTCGTCTTTCGAATCGCACTTCACCGAAAAATTGATGAAAAATTGCGAGTTTGTAATGTACAAGCACATGGTTAAGAAACTGGGTGTGGAGCAGAGGATGAATATGGATTTCATTTGTTCCACTCTATCTGGTGAAAACCGTCTTAGCTTCAAAGATCTGAATGTCCTGTTGCAGGCTGTCCGAATGTCCGGGGAAATGAACACCTCCCTCGGAAATGGCTTTGCGAACTTGATGATAATGAAATTTTCATGTCATCTCAAGGACTGTGGAAAAATCAGAATTTTTGTTGAAGGGGATGATGCTATATTGTGGATTGAAAGGCCAGGTAATGCGCCCACCATTAGTGACTTTGAGTACTGGGGGTTCATTATCAAACTAGAGAGCAGCCAACACTTAAATGAGCTCTCTTTTTGTGGCCAAGTTTTCGATCCATTTGAAGGCATAGTTATAACCGACCCTGTGGACGCACTACTGAACTTTGGGTGGTCAAGTAAGAAATACATCGAATGTAATTACTTGACTCTCCGACAACTAACACTCGCTGCGGCCTATTCAATGGCCTATCAGTACAATGGATGTCCAATGCTCTCGGCTTTTGCGAGGAAACTGGTTGCCCTGCTGAAAGGAGTTACGGTTAGAAGATCTATAGTGTTCAACATGAACTTGTATGACAGAGAAGAATATCTTCAAGTTGAGCAACTTGGTTTGCCCCGTGAGCTTAGGCCCGGGGTTGGAACGAGAGCCCTCTTTGCCAAGCTTTATGGCATTTCTGTGGCCTCCCAATTGTTGTTCGAAGATAAGATTACCAGGGAGTTGGAGTTGGGGGATAGCATTGAAATACTCTGTGATGGATGGGTATACAATGATGAGCAGGTTAGCAACGTTGAGCGTATAGTGGATGGATGGCAGAGGATGATTACCGCTCCCACCCCCGAATATCTGTGCTACCTAGAATCTGTGCTTCCCCACAACAAAGAAAAAGGCCGAGAAATATTGTGGCCTGATTTTTACTCCAAGAAGGATCTCGGCTTCCCACGTCCATATGAGGGAATGCGTCAACCAATACATTACTATTAAGGCTGCTCACGCGGCCTAGGCGAGTGGGAGATGGCACCCATGTACGTCTAAATAACGGGTCGCGTTTGAGTTTGCTCCGTGACCGAGGCGAGTGGGAGATGGCACCCATGTACGTCTAATCCTCTTCTGAGGTGCCTCGAAAAGAGGCGGATCCAGCCCGATAGTGGCTTTCTCTTGTCCAAGAAATTGGGCCTTGTTCCGTCGCCGTCACGCGGCTGGGCAGGGCAATTACTCGGTTTCATACCCCCGGTCCAGCTTTGCTGGGTTTCAGATCATCAGTCTACCT